GAGATTAAGACATATCCTCGTACTACTGATCCTATCTTTGATACAGGTACAGGTGCAACAGTAACTTCTGTTTCTGGTGATGAAGTTGTTATTAATGTTGGTGCATCACCTTTAGTCACTCACACTCCAACAGGTGCATCTTATGACCCCTTAACTGGTTTGATGACACTAATCATTGGTTCTCATACTTTAGAAGTTGGTGAATCTGTTAAACTTAGTGATGGTGCTGTCACATTTACATGTGCTCAGGATAATAATGCTACTAATCATGCATATCCAAGAACAACAATTGATTCACATAATATATCTGATGCTAGTTACAATCCTACTACTGGTGTTCTTACATTAACTGATAGTGGTCATGGTATCAAGCAAGGAGATTGGGTTAAGGTAGCAGATAATTCTCTAACCTTTACATGTGCTCAAGATAGTAACGCTACTAACCATACATATCCACGTTCATCTGATCCTATCAGTAATAAGTGGGTTAAGGTTCTTGCTGTAACTACAGACACATTTGATATTTTAGTATTAGACTTTGCTCCATCTACTAACACTACTACACATGCATTTGTTTCTGCAACTGCTGGTGCTGTTACTCAGAAGAGAGATAAGTCATATGATTCTCCTGTAAATATTACTGCTGTTGCTGCTGATTCAATCACACTTGATGTTGGTAAGTCTTCTGACACAACTGTTCATGCATTTGTTTCTGCTCTTGCTGATTCTGTAACCAGTGGTGGTAACTATACTCACACATTTATATCTGCTGATTATGGTGCTGTTATTGCTGACATAACAGAGAATAAGTTTACACCAACAGGTGCAAATTATGATGCTGCTAGTGGAGATCTTACTCTAACAATTGGTTCTCATAATCTTGCTATCGGTGATGGTATTACTATCGATGATAACTCACTGACATTCAAGTGTCAGATGGATGAAGAACAATCTAATAAAGTTTATCCACGTCCAAATCATGATTTTGTTTCCTCCAGATCAGTAAAAATTCTCGGCAGAACTTCTAACACCATAACCGTCAATGTTGGTGGAGCTGGAGATAACGAAACATGGACTCCTAGTGCTGCTGATTACAACTCAACCACTGGTGATATGATTCTCACCATTGGTCAACATGGTCTTCGTGAAGGTGCAGGTATTGTTCTTAAAGATAATTCACTAACCTTTACATGTTCTAAGGATAACAATACATCAAACCATAGTTATCCACGACCAGGAATTGATCCATATTCAGGTGATAAATCTATCACTATTACTAATGTGGGTGCTACCCTTCACAGTGCTGTTGGTGCAGGTTATATTCCTGAGACAGGTGTACTTTCAGTAACTGTTAATAATCATGGATTTACTGAAGGAGATTACATCCAGATTGTAGATGGTTCACTTGTAATGACATGTGACCTTGATGGTAACGTAAGTTCTAAAACTTATCCTCGTCAAGGATTTGACTATCCAAGTGGACGTTGGTTAAAGATCCAGAATGTAACAACAAATGCATTTGATGTTAACGTAGGTATCTCTAGTGATACTACTAATCATACATTTGTATCTGCTGTTTCTAATGGCATCAAGAGACAGAATGGAACTATTACAGTTAACATTGGTGCATCTCCTGTAACTAACTACACACCGACTAGTGCTTCATACAATGCATCTAGTGGTGATCTTGTTCTTGAGATTGGAGTACATGATTTACAGAACGGTGAGAAGATTAGATTAGCAACTGATTCTTTGACATTTACATGTACAAAAGATAGTAATGCAACTAACCACACATATCCTAGAGTTACTGATCCAGCATATAATACTGATCTAGTAATTAAGGATGCTACAACCACAACAATTACAATTGATGTTGGTATTGGTGCTATTGCAGATCAGTATGATCATACCTTCGTAAGTGCTACAACAGATGCTGTCATCTATGATCAAAGATACACACATACATTTGTATCTTCAACAACAAACGCTGTACATTTTGAACCACAGTCACCTCATACATTTGTAAGTGCTGTTGCTGATTCTATCAAGCATTATCCTACTGCTAATCATACATTTGTAAGATCTTCTTCTAATAATATTGAGAAAGAATCTGGAACATTCACTGTTAACGTTGGTGCTAGTGCTGCTAATGATCAGTATCCACATCTGTTTACTACTGCATCTGCTGGTGCTGTTCAAACTGGTGGTGCTTACTTCCATAAGTTTGTTAGTGCAGTAACTGATTCAGTACACAAAGTATTCACAATTGCTGGTAACCAACAGTATCATAATCAAGATTGTATTGATGATGTTGTTGATCTACTTGAAGCAATTGGTGATAACCTTGCTTATGGTGGTAACGATAAGACATGGGATGCTGCATACTCATACAAAACTGGTGCTCACGTTGCTGGTGAAGAAACTGAAACCAATTATGTATTTGAGCAAGCACGTGAGATGTCTGCTCAAGCACTTAGAAACCAGAAGATTCTTGTTACTGGAGATCATGGTTTACATCAAGTATTTGATAAGAGTATTACCTATGACGAACCAACTCCTCCAATTGACAGATTTGGTGATGCACGTAACTTAGTTGTTGCTAACAAACTACTCATTGGTGATGAAGCATATGCAAGAATGTTGGTTCAACATCCTGGATTTGTTCCTCCAACAGGTAACCCACAAGATTGTAAGGATGATATTATAGACTTCGTTGAAGAAGTATCATACAACCTAGCATACGGTGGTAATGATAGAGTTTGGGAGATGACTGATCTCTATGTACAGGGTGCTCATGTAGCAGGTGAAGAAACTCAGACAGTTGAAGCACTTAATCATGCACGTGATTTGATGATTCAAATTGCTAGGAATGAGGATATTGTAACACTTGGTTCTCATGGTCGTACACAGGTTAAGGACACTTCTATAACTGTTAATACAGCTGCACATGTAAGCAACAGACATGCTGATGCTAAGGATCTAATCTTAGCTAACGTTGACTTTGCAGCAGAGATTGCATTGGGCAGAATGATTGCTCAGTATCCTTCTTACTCATGGCAATCTGGTTACAGTTCTGCTGATTGTTTAGATGATCTTAAAGATGTAGTTAAAGTTGTTGCACATAACACAGGTTATGGTGGTAACCATAGAGTATGGGATGCTGCTAACCTTTATGTTGCAGGTGCTCATGCTGCTGGATCTGAGGCTGAAACTGCCTTTGCATTCAATGCAGTACGTGACATTATTAAAGAGGTTGCTACTAACGTAGATGTTACTGTTGGTGGTCACACATCATTAGCTCAGGTTAAAGATACTACCATCACTGATGGTGTAAGTAACGGAGACTGTGCTGTTGTATTGAGTGCTATCGATACTTTGGTTGCTATCTTAACAGGTACAATCGCTAATCCAGCATCACTACAAAGTGTAACTCGTACAGATTCTAATGGTCCTTGTGAGGACATGAGATCTGCTGTTGGTGTTCTTACTAAGATTGTAACTGATGCTCTTGCAGATCCTACTACATTAGAGTCTGTTGTAAAAACTGCTTCTGTTGGATCATGTGAAGATGTAAGATCAACACTTAATAGTCTATTCAAGATTGTTATTGATACAGTTCAAACACCAACAACTCTTGATAGTGTAACAAGAACTATTTCTAATGGTGCTTGTCAAGAGGTTGCATCCACAATCACAACACTATACCAGATAATTACTGGAACTATTAACTCTACTAGTTACCTTGATTCTATCGAAAGGAACCCTGTTCCTCTTGGTCTAGAGTTTGGTCCTTCTATCAATGCTAACGCAACAAGTACTAACTCATACTTGTACTTCGACTTTGTTGTTGGTGTATACACAGATCTTACTAGAACAGTTGATGATACTATCACACAGCATACAACGTATCCTCAGTGTGTTGATCAAGCAAACGCTGTACGTCAGTACTTCTCTAATATTACCACAGTTATTCAAACTGGATTGGGAAGTGTGCCACGTCAGGAACCATCACAGTTGTCTACTGCACTGTCGTCTAGAGCAACAATCTGGACACTATCGGTAGGTAATGTGGCTAATCCACATGATCTTGAGACAGGTACACCAATTAGATTGGTTCCACGTCCACGTTATGATACTAATACTAATTCTTATGTTGATGTTGATAAGCGTTTCGTTAGACTACCTAATGGATTTGAAACTAACAGAGAATACTATGTAATTGCTCCTGCAAGAACTACTCAACCTGAGAACTATGGTGTCTCATCTACATTCAATGGTACTGATCAGACTAAGATCATGCTTGCAAGCAGCAAAGAAAATGCTGCTGCTGGTATCTACTTACATTCTGCTGAAGTAGAAGATATACATCCAGACGTAGAGATTGATCTATATCAATTTGTTCTTGATGATAACTATGATCTACACCAGTATGGTTGTGTACTTGATGGTGTAAGTAATACAAACATCCGTACAGATGTTCCACATATCTTTGATGTTCCATTCTCTAACACTCCAGGACACACCGTGTTCTTTAGAAAGAGAGAAGGTGGTTCACTACCTCTAGTGGGTGCAGCATATGCTAGTGATACTACTGTTGCAGATGCTAATGGTAGACTATTAAATAACAAGTATTTCTTTGCTAGGTATCAAACAGAGAAAGTCTTTACTATTCACAAGACTAAGAGTGATGCAGAACAGGGTGTTAATCCAATAACATATCAACCAGGCATTTACGACTTCAACGTCTTCGCTAACAAGCGTGAGTCACCAATGATGTTTGACCCAACGTATGTTAATCCTAATACTACTCCAATAATATATGGTAAGTGGTATATTCAGGTTGAGAATGATAATGGTATAGATCAAATCATCAAGAGACTTAGAGAGTATGCTGATGGTATTGATAAGACTAATGACTCTTGGTTCGAAAGAATTAAGGATGAGAGACCTGCTAATGATAGACTATATCGTTTACGTTATGTTGTACCTCAGTACCTTAAGTCTGTTCGTGATCCACTTAACGGATTTACCATCAAGACAAGGACTGACGAGACTAGAAGATTAGTACCTCAGAAATTAGTTCTTAAGCCTGTTTCAGGTAACGTTACTAAAGCACGTTTCTCTAACCCAGTACAATCTAATGAGTACATTGGATATACTAAGGCAGACTTTATTAACTTCAGTCTTAATGATGAAGTAGCATACGATCCATACAAGAAGGATCTTGTAGCTAATACACAGTTTGCTAAGGTTGTTACTACCCAAAACTATATCTCTATGACTATCCAGTCTGGTAGATATATTACTCAGGGTTCTGATGATTACTTAGAACTAACTGTATTTGAACAGGGCGTTACTAATCCTGCATTAACAAACACTAAGTTTACTACTGTTAAGATTACTGCACCTCAAGGTGGATCCTTCGTTGCTAATAAGACACAATCTGTAGTAGGTAACAGGATTGATTGGGCTGGTAACTCTACTGGTTATGGTTACTTACATGCCATCATGCAAGTACCTGGTACTGCTACATGGCACATGATCCTTAAGGATACAGTTGGTAAGATTGACTATGATTCAATTGATAACATAAGGTTTAGTCAAGGCACTGCATTTGCTGATCTACTTGCTGATCCTGACTTTGGTAAGTCATTGGTACTCAAGGATCTTATTAAGAAAGGTTATCCTGAATTCTATTATAGACAGAATGGTGCTGGTGTTTATACTATCACACCAGGTGATATTATTGAAGACGATGCAAGCATCCAATACTATGTTGAATCAGTAGAAGATGTTGGTCAGATTGATGACAACTTCTATATCTTTAATACACAAGAGATTCAGAAACGTATCTATGGTCAGCAAGATGGTATATATTATCTAACTGCTGTTCGTGGTAACATTTCACCACTACCTCAAGGTGCTGGTAACTTAGGTAACTTCAGGAACTTCAAGTTCTCTCAACCTATCAGCAAACTATATCCATTAAACTATAAGAACGATCCTCTCTGGTATCAGCAGTTGGATGCAACATTAGTTGATCCACCTCAGACATATTCTGCTGCTGATAACTATGTTCATGGTCTTGTAAGAGTTAACGACTTTAAAGGTTCATTAACTCAAGAGAGTGTCATTGATTTAATTAATAACAATGCATTTGGAACTAATACTTATACACAAGTATCATCTTCCGTTGATAATAGAATTAGAGCACAGAAGGGTAATGCTGCTTCTGGATCAGAAGATAGATTGATTCCTATTGTTGGTGACAGTACAGTCTTAACAGATCAACGATACTACGTTGAACTTCGAAGACCATCTATCGCAAGAGCAGGTAACCACACATTTGAATATCTTGGTTTTGGTCCAGGTAACTACTCAACTGGTCTACCTGCTAGACAGGAAGTTGTTCTTACAGAGATACAAGACTTCTATGCACAGTCTAAGAAGCAAGATGGTGGTCTAGTATTCTACACTGGTCTTAACTCTAATGGTGACTTATACATTGGTAACCGTAAGATTGATGCTATCACTGGTGAAGAAGTATTCTTAGAGTCTGCATCACTTGTTGATTCTGATGATGATGACGAGTCATTAGGTAATCTAGTTACAACGTTTGATACTCCTGTTACATTTAATGAGTACATCACTGTTAATGGTGGTGAGGCTCAGGATAAGAGAAGTACATTTAACTCACCTGTTCTAGTTAACGTTCTTGGAACTGTTAGAAACAGTCCTGCTTTGGTAATATCCTCCTTCGTTGATCCTGCGATTGATGATGGTTCTCTTGATAGATCAGCATTCGTCAGAAATGTCGAAACTGGTGGTGATATTGTCATTGCTAGGAATAAAATTTCCGCAGCAATTTTCCAGTTCAATAGTCGCAGAGATGGTCAAGCATACAAGATTCAAACACATGTTGTAGGTGCTGTACCTTCTAACATTACTCCTGATCAAACTGGTGCATTTAATGCAAGTCAGATTGTTCAGTATGGTAATGCTGGTACACCTCTATCTGGTGATTTCTTACTTAAAGGTGAGAGTATTGGTAAGACTGGATCACTTGGTTGGATCTACTCTAACTACTACACATTAATTGGTAATGCTGTTCCTGAATCATTTGCATTTAATAATACTAATATTATTACAATCAAGTGGACTTCACTAACTAACCAGCAACTTGGTATTACATCATCCTCTGAGATTAAGATCTCTGGATTTACAGATAGTGATTTCAATGGCACATGGCAGGTTATATCAAATGGATTTAATCCTGCTGCTGATTCATTACAAATTGCTATTGGTTCAACTAAGAACACTGTTAACAATCAGAACCCAAGAATGTGGTCTGATGAAGTTGCAGCTAATTCCAACGTTTCAATTGAGTACTCTAACTCTAACTGGAAAGAGTGGGGTGTTATTGGTGCTGAAGCACTTAGAACAGAGACTGATGCTATTGGTGATTACAAACTTGGTATTAACACAGTTGGTAGATCTGATAAAGCATCATTCGAAACAAACTTCGTTGATGCTAAGACAACTCCACGTGCTAACTTGGATGTTGTTGGTACTGCATTTATTAGTGGTAAGAAGATCACTGACTATGCATCACACAATACAGATGCTACCAGAACATATCAGGATCGTACTGATGCATTCATGGTTGGTGGTGATAGTGCTTCACCAACTGATGAGGCAACCTTACGTGTTTCTACCGCTAACGGTGGACGTGTTGGTGTTAACGTAACCGATGCAGAACTTGATAGAGCACTGGTTGTTGATGGCACATCTAGATTTACAGATGATGCTAAGTTCGAAGAGGACATTGAGATCAATGGTGGTGGTGGAGCTAATACTGCACAGGTTAGAACTACTATTACTACAGGAACGATTGAGTTCTTCCCAAGTCTATTTGTTGGAACATTAGATTTTGCACCTACTGCTGGTACAGTTCATGTTGCTAACGATAGTACTGCTGATCAATTCATTCGTGTAGGTAATGCTTCACTTCATAGTAACATATGGATTGGTGCTACTCCTGATACTTCTACCAATATTTCTAAGATAGAGATAGGTGGTGCTTATAACAACAACGAATCATTATCATTCACACTTATAGGTACTAAGTCATTCAAGACTAAGGGAGACTTCCAGTTAGGTACAGATAGAGGACTACTTGACACTGTTAAGTTATCATCTACTGCTGGAACTGTTGAGTTCTTCTCTGGTAGTTCTGCTACATCTAAACTTGACTTTGCTACTAACGCTGCTGAGATCACAATCGCTGGTAAGGGTGGTACTACAACAATTAGAAATAACCTAGTCGTTGATTCTACTGCTAGATTTAACTCTGACATCACACTCTGTGGTGGATTTGCTTCTTACTCATTCACAGCAGATAGAGCACAGATTGGAACTACTCCATTCAATCATGCTAGTGGAGATCTTGGCAACAATATATTCAACAGTAACGTTGACTTGATTGATGTATTAAGAGTCGTAAGCACTGATGAAAATTACAACGCAATTGATACTTCTGGTAGTGGTGATTGGGGTGGAACAGTATTCCAGAATACAATCACAGCAATTGCTGGTACAGTTGAACCTTTAAATCTACCAGCTCTAACTGGTGAACAGTTCTACTTACCACTTAAGAATCGTCCTTATGATTCTGCTGGTGTTCAGTACTTTAGTGAGAATGATATTCTTATTATTGATACCGATGACACTGGTAACAAACATCCAGAATTTGTTAAGGTTATTTCTCTTCCAAGAATTAACGTTGCACCTTACTACATCGTAGTTGAAAGACTACCATTTGGTACATATACTGCTAAGAGATCTGATCATTCAGATACTACTGCTATCTACAAGTGTATTGTTCAGTTCAATGCTACTTGGACAACTACAACTTTAGATGACACAGGTACTGAGGAAAATGTATACTTAGCACAGTTTGGTGGATCTATTGCAATTGGTGATTATGTAATCATTGATCGTGAAGATACAACTGCTGATGGTATATTTGATCAGGGTGAACTCTTTAAGGTTAAGACTCTATTGAGTCAGGTTGCTAAGAAACTAACCATTAAGAATGGTTGTGATACTGCTAACGAGGAAATTGTATTTGAAGTTGATTCAACAACTGGTAATACAACGATGGGTTCAGGTGGAACTACCATCATCAATGGTCAGTTGAATCTTAATGGTACATGTACTACACCATACACAAATTCAACAACTAATAAGAAGTTAACTATATCAGATGGATCTGGTATTACAACCTTCGAGGTTGACACTTGTACAGGTGACACAAACATTGGTAACCATCATGGTACAGTCTTCATGCTTAGTGAGCAGTTTGGTACAACACCTTCTGCATACACTAAGGATGTTGATGAAGTTCATGTGTACAGACACAATCCAATGTCTGTTATCTCTGGTGGTCCTGCATCAACAATTTCTGCTGCTATTACTTCAGCAACATCAAATATTGAGATACAAGGTAATCTAACATCATTCCTTAAGGGTGATATGATTGCACTCTATACTACATCATCTATTGAAATTATTAGAGTCACCGATGATCCTTACACAGGTTCAGGTGGTGAGTTTATTCTACCAACAGCATCTAATGCTGAGTATGTCAACGGTGGTCGTGGAATTGAAGGCACTAGTGCAATAGCATTCTCTATTGGTACTAACCTTGTTAAGTTAGACAAGTATGAGAGAACTACAACACTCTTACATGATATGGCTGCAACTCAAGCAGACAGAGCAACAGCACTTAAGGCTAGATCACCTAATACTAGTGACGTTAGACTTGAAATCTCACTTAGAGATGCTGATCTAATTGCTCCTAAACTTGATTATATAACTCTTGTCAGAATAGGATCTGAATTCTTCTTACCTGACTCTGTTGATGGAACACTTGATGCATTCTATGCAATCAAGATGCCTAAGCAGATCAGAGAACCTAACCTTGTTGGTACTACACCAGTTCAATTATTTGGTGGTGGAACTACTACTATTAATCAAGATCTTGAGGTTATCAGTGGTGCTGTTAGAATGTATGGTTCTGATGGCAAGACTCTGGTCATGTCTATCTCTAACGATGATGGTCACTCAGGTGATGGATCACTCGAAGATCCTAAGACAGATACTGCTGGACTTACACTTAAAGGTCCTGGTGCATTCTATGGTGATCTTAAGGTTTACTATGATGACTGTCAGATGTTCGGACTTTGCAACACTGAAACTACATTCAGAGTTACAAACAAAGAAGGTAACATCTTGATGGGTGAAACCTTCTATCAGGCAGGTAAAGTATTAGCACTTGAATCAGCAATTGATCCTATATTCCATATAGATAACTTAGGCACTGCTGGTGTTGGTGGAACTGAAGGTCCTAAAGACTTTAAGATCTATCAGAACAACGCTATTGACTCATTCGGTATTGAGAAATACTGGACTGCTGGTGGTGGTAGGAGACATACTTATGTTGCCTTTGATCCTACAACTGGTCTTGGTCAGCAAATTGATAACCCACTACAAGTTAACCAGAACTATCTTGTTAACGCATCTTCTGGAAGCAACATGGTTGTTTATCTACCAGAAAATGCACAGACAGGTGATATGATTAGATTCATTGAACTTAGTGGTAACTTGACATATAACACAAGTCTGATTATCAGAGCGAAGAAGATCAACAACATTGCTACGAATATTCAAGGTGATGGTGCTGGTTCAAGAATTGATGCTGGTGCTGGTCAGACATTGAACACAGCATGGGATTCAGGTGAGTTAATTATTCAGACACGCAACGCATCATTCGGTCTAGTTTATGCTGGTACTGTTGACGTTGAAGGTTCTCCTTCTGCACAAACCATTCCTCCTGCATTGAGAGGATGGTGGTTAATCGAACTCTAAAAAAATGACTGCACTCTACGATTCTATTAAAAGTATGAGAACTGCAAAGGTAGGAACTATCCTACCTTGGAGCGGTGATGGTGGTACAGGATTTCTTTCTTCTAATATACCTAGAGGATGGATAGTATGTACAGGTCAGACTTTAAAAGCTGCTGACTATCCACTACTTGCATCAAACATAGGTGACACCTATGGTGGTGACATGACTGATACTAATGGAGATCATTATCCATTCCCTTATTACGGATATGATAATGCTGAGTTTAGATTACCTCAGTTATCTAATAGAGTCATGACTGACCTAGAGAATTCAGATCTTAATGATCCAACATATCAAAATGGTCAGACTGATGCACAAAGTGTAGTTGGTGCTCTAGTTCAAGACTATGGTGAAACTGTCTCTGTTACTACAACCTATGAAGCAACATCTGATATTGATTTCACACTTAATATAGCTGGTAACTTATATTTTAAGTTCACTAACATAACTTTGTTTTCTCCTGATTTTATTGAGACACTATACACATTGAATCGTAAGTTGGGTATTAATCATACTCCTGCTCATGGTCACTCAGATAATATATTATCTACCAACGTCAACCCTACTGGTGCAATGACCTTTAGGACAGATCAAGGTATAGAGATGACTGGTTCTGCTTCAGTATATTGTGCTACTGATGGTCCTAACACTTGTTCTCTTAAAGCTGCCGAACCAACAACATGGCAGAATGGTGCAACTAATATAACATTCTATGGTGATGAAACTCATGAACATACTCTACCACGTATGGATAACTTCATGGAGTTCATAACAGACAGTTCTAATAAAGACTACTGGGGTACTACTCCTGCTGGTGAAGCAAACTGGCGTACTAATACCAATGACAGAGGATCTGGACATGGTACTACAACATATACACAAACAATTTTCAGTAGAGGAAACACAGGTCAGTTGTTAGATACTGTTCCTGTAGATACACATAAGACTCCAAACCACACTGGTATGTTCCCAAGACCTATGGAATATAGGTCTAGACCTAATTACTTTGGATATGATACAGGATCACCAGTAAGATCTGATGGTCTGGTAGACGATCCTGAAACTGCTGCTGTATTTACTGTGAGTGGTTGTGTACTTGATGCTACTAATAAAATTATATTACCTACTGGTACTGATCTAAGGAGACAATATGGTACTGCACCAGACACATGGTATCAGTGGGATGCAATAGTTCCATTGATGTATGTGACACCTGTTAATGTTGATGATAAGTATGATATTTTAAGAGAAGGTACATATGTACAAACAATGGAAGCTTCCACAACAATGGATGTTAATCCTACACCATCATGGGAATTAACACTTAGTGCATCAACATTAGTCTCTGGTACATATGATCTTAAGTTTAGACATGGTGCATGGCCAACTTCAATGAACTTAGGTGCAGAGAATAAGGATCCAGTTCAATCAGCATTTAGAGCACATAATCATGGTAGTTTTGAAATACAACAGGGTATAGGATCAATGGCTGGTCCTCCATCACATACTGCTGACAATGCAGATGGTTCTGCATTACAAGCACAAAGTTTAGAAAATGCTCTAAATATTTCATGTGATACTACACAACCTTCGTTAACGTTAACATTCATTATTAAAGCATTCTAATGGCAGTTTTCTACAATAAAGAAAGAGCAAAGTATGGTAACTTAACTGGTCAGATAATTGTTTGGCCAATGGAGTACGAAGGATTACCTGATGGGACTATTAATGCAAATAATTTACCTGCTGGTTATTTAAAATGTGATGGTACAAAATACTTTGCTGAAGATTATCCACAACTAGCATCTATATGTGGTGTAGGTGATAACTGTAAGTTTATTAGAAAGAATAATGATCTAACAAACTTTGATACGTTAACTGACTCACAGTTCATGGTTCCTGATCTTGGATCTAAGTATCCTGAACCAACTTCAGGTGCTAACTCAGGATTATATAATAATATAAGATTAGATAATGCATTAGGTACAGAGGTTAGTAGATCTGGTATTGGTATTGAAGCAGTCTCTGCTATTGGTGAGAATGTTAGAATAGATTATAGTGGATCTATTTCAGTACCAAGTCAAGAGATTGATATTAGAGGTAAACCCTCTTGGTCATATGCTGGTACAACACACCGTACAGATAGTGAAGGTGCTGAAGAGAATACTATTCATCCACACTCACATTTCCACTCTGCTGTAAGAGCAAGAAACTTAGCAACAACTG